ACGCCACGGAGCAATACCACCAGCACCCTCAATGGCTTCTGTAGCGCGGCGACGGGCAACGTCAGGATCCCGCTCCGTTGTTGCCTCATACTGGCCATACTCCTTTTGGGCGGCAATATTAGCAGCCATTGCATCAGAGGACAGACGGTTAAGTTGTGGGCTAATGTCTGCAAGGGCAGCAGCCACTTGCAGGATCTTTGGCTGCTCCGGCTGCGCCAACATCGGGCGAAAGTATGTATCAATAGGAGAGGCTGTAGGCTGAACGATCCGCTGTGGATCGAACTGCGGGTTCTGTCGTGGAGTTGCCATGTATTGTCCTTATTATGTTCCGAAGGGCCCTGCGGCGAATCCTGCACGGACGACTTGTCGGTCAAATGTGTTGAAGTACATAGTTCCGGCTGATGATGCGAGACCACCTGTAACGCCGATACCAGTAGCAAGAAGGCTTGGGTAAGCAACCGGCTGTGGGGTCATGCCCATCACTCGTCCCTCGTATTCACTGGCTGCACCCTTCTTGCCCTGTTCGAGTTGGAACAGGGTTCCGCGTAGTTGCTCTTGGGTAGATGTCATAAATCCATATTCCTTACGGAAGTAATCGTTCATCAACATATCTACCGATAGACCGGACACGCCGCTTTCGGCAGCAGATGCAGACGCGATGGCTCGGGCTTGTGCTGCTTGGGAAGAGATGGCTTGCATCTCCTGTGATGCCTTACGCTGCTCTTCGGACTGACGTTGGGCAATACCAGAGTATTGTGAAGCAAGGGCCTGATCGGCAATCTCCTTGTTCATGTCATACATATTTTGCTGGTATTCAGCCTGCGCCTCAGCGGCCTGCTGTTGACCAACATATGACATAACGGGGGCTGCAACTGATGCTGCCACCGATGCCGCAATAGTCACGTTCATAAATAACGCTTGACCTGCGGTAATCAGCCCGGGAACTGCTGCGATAATGCACATGGTTTATTCCTTAATTCTGAGAAACTGGTGGAATTCTTCTTTGTTTACCCCGATTGGGGATGTTTGAATGATGCGAAACCCTAGCCACTTGAGCCATTTAACATGGACTGTGTTGCGGGAATCAGCCCAATTCCACAGGATGTCATAATCCTTGTGTAATACAGAAGTCCAATGTCGGCACTGTTTTAAAAACGTATATCGAATGTCTTGGATACCGGGGCTGCCCAGTAACCAGACATTTCCAATTTTAACTTGATCGTTCTGGATGGCAGACTGACTGCAACCAAACATCCCAATCACTTCCCGATGATCACGAACGATTGAGAAACAGGATGTGCTGAGTGCAACGCTCTCAATAAGGGCCGTGTCTGGCTGAACACCCAAAGCCCAACACTCATCTTGATCTTCTTTACGAAGACGATACGCTAAGAATTTCTCATCGCCGGGTTCAGCGATACGGACGAAGGGCTCAGACCCTCTTTGATCTAGATTCATAGGATGCGTCAAGTTCTGCGTTCAAAAAATTCGACGGCAAGTGCGTATCGTTTTTCAGGGTAATGAATAGTTCATCATTTCTCCCATAGAGAGGGAACCTGAACGCTCCGTATTCTACAGGAACATTCCCGATTACCGCTTGGCCGGTTCCTAAAATGTTACCCGAGAACACATAATCAAACATCGTGTTTGTGTATCGCTGCGTAACCTCGGCTTTGAAGAACGAGGTATTGCTGTAGGCAACAGTCATTGCACGGAGTTGGAACCGCCCGGTGGACAGGGTAACTGGACGCTGCCCGTCTGACTGACGTAGGTATTGGGTCGAGAACTGGTACTTCATGATGTACTTCTCACCTACCCACAAGGGCTTAGTTTCCCAATTACCGCGGACAGTAATTGTGGGACTGCCAACCGTAAAGGTTACGACATCAAGTTCGTATCCGGCTTCTTGTATTGCCGTTGCTTGCTGGACAACCGAAATCTGAGCGCCGCTTTCCACGTTGTATGGGAGAGTAACTGTGGTGGCATCTGTGGCACTGTTGTAGGAGCCACCAGCAGGTGTGAACGATGCACGACGATCTAGATTGGTCACAAACTGTGAGAAAGTATCCTTGCGATTTGGCTCTACAGTGACCTTCTCAAGGAACATGCCCTCAGCCCCACGCTGCATGACCACATACATAGATGATCTAATCCATACAACTCCACGGACCGTAGCCCCACGGAATGTCCACTTAGACCATGAAGATTGGATGCGCTGACTGTCTGCATCGAACCACTTATAGATGTACAGGCTGCTAGGGTCGCCATAAGCCTGACATGCAAGGATGTTCTCATGGGTTGTTCCAGCAATGACCTTCATGTTCCCCGGGATGTACTTGGGAACCTGTGAGGTGGACTCTGGAGCAATCAATAGGTTAGCGTCGGCTTGGTTAGGCATGAATGCCCGTACTCCCGAGTACCCACCGCGGACGAACGCAAAGAACACTTCCTGACCGATCAGGGAAGGTTTGCAGGCCTGTAGGATCTCGTAATTGGCGATTGAGGCCATGCGGACAGACGACGATGTTAGAGTTGTAGGAGCATCCAAGACAAACTGCACCTTATCCGAAAACAATAGCAATCGTTCAGCAAATGGTACGGCATGTCTAAGAATGGTTACGTCCGGATAACTAGAGGCTACATCGATCGGGTCTGTGTCTAACAGATTGGCTGCAGATGTCCGCCAGAAGTTAAAGTAGTTAGCGGACTCACTAAGAATCACGCTTTCGTCGGCAAGGATGCCCAAGCGGCCCCTGAATAGGAAGATGTCGTTGATGGTGCGGCCCACAAAAGATGGCTGTGGGTTTGTCAGGTCATCACCGGCAATACGTTCACTCCACTTAACATCTGTTCCGGGAATCACCCCCGATCCTGGGTTGTATCCAACACCGTCTGCTGGTTTAAACACAAACTGTCCACTAGGAAGTTTGATCAAAACCCAAGGCATCGTTTCGTAGGTGTACTTGTATAAAAGTCCGGGGCCGATTGTTTCAACCCACTCTCCCTGACCAATTCCAGTAGAACCATTCTTTGAGAAGAACTTTACCCAATAGTTATCCACACCCTCTTGAGCCTGTCCTGCAATCTCGACAATCATCCCACCCTTGGCAACATAAGGTAGATCTGCAAATGTTTGTACGGATCCCTTGATGATCTGTAGACCGTTCCCGCCCAAACCATCAGAAACGGACTGGTCAAAAACATTGGTTCTGGTCATGTGGATGACATAATTACCCGAACCTCTGGTAATTGTGAAGACATTTCCCGCCGGTGGGGATACTGGATTTACCAAGGAAATCTGATCCTTCAGTGCAGCGGCAATCAGCACAGTGTCAGCATGGGATACCGATGTAAAAGTTTCTCCATCGTAGGTGCCTGTGTGAAGACCACCGCCAGCGCCGCTGGCTGATCCTGAAGTAAATGACGCAGCAAGAGTTCCCAAAGTTGCATACTTTGTTGAGTAACCGCCTTGCTTGATCCATATAAGGGATTCATTGGCCTGTGCGGGGCTTGTAGTTCCTGCTCCGACACTTTGTAGTGTTACCGTTTTGTGAACATTCACAATGAATGTGAAATCTGCAATAGACACGGCTTTAAATGCCGAAGTAACTCCAGCGGCGACCTGTGGAGCCGTAAGGTCAAGGTAAGCAGTACCACTTGGCACGTTAACAGTGCTTTCAACTCCGGCTTGATTGAATACCTTTATATTGTTGTCTCGGATAACAACAATGTAGGAATCAGATCCGTCACCCCGGTCGATTGCATGAACAAAGGCGTCTCCAGCATCCCCGGTAATGAGTTTTGCTAAATGCTCTGTTGGGGGACGCTTACCCAAACCGTCAACCACGCTTGAATAGGCGTTTTCCTGAATCTCTGCCTGAGTCGGAAACCGAAGGTTTGCAGGCTGTTGGGAAACACCATTCAACAGATTTGGGATTGGGATATTAATCATCTAAACCTCAGATTTGGTATGGGTAACGACGGTCAATAACACGGTACACATCATAGTTGTCAAAGATTGAGTGGTCAGCCGTCTCCCCCTCATATTTCTTGAGATTGGAAAGGGCTATTAACTCATCCTGTTGGGTGTATCCATGATGCTTCTCGGATCCAACTACGCGATCTTGAAAAATACGTGCGGATCGAATTGCGATGTAGTACCGGGCTGCCTGTGGAAGGTCATCCCACTCCAGCACTCGGATTAGGGTTACATTCTCAAGAGGCCCGGTGAACTGGGTGGAGTTTGTCTTTTTGTTGTAGATCTTGGTTCCACGAAGAGTAATGTCAAGCCCATCGTTATTTGGATAATCCACATCTACAAGCAGAACATTAGAAGCCACCACGATTTCCTTAGTTACAGGATCAGGTGTTAAAGTAACGTCTTCTTCTCGATTGAAGTGCCACCCACGCGCCTGCACATTCAGGCTGACTTCATCAATCGTGTTCATGGCCATAGCCACATCGGCAGAGTTGGGGGCGTTTGGTCCTGTCAGTTGGTTGACCGGAGCCGATCCAATCGTTGCCAACATGGTGTTAACAGCCTGAAGTTTTGTAGTCGTAGATACAGCCATGGGTGTACTCCTAAAAGGTAAAAAGGCCCGATTACATTTCTGTAACCGGGCCCTTTGTTAGAACGCGGGAAGGCCCGCGAAATTACTTACGAATCAGCAGTACCGGCGATGATGCCAGCGCACTCAGGGCGCAGGATGCCGTGACCCATGGCGTACTTAGCGACCATCATGTTGCCCTGAAGACGGATGTCGTACTCGGACTCCATCGACAGATCCATCAACTTAACGGTACCAACAGCCATCTTTTGGAAGCAAGTGCCCACCACGCGGGTGAAGTTTGCACCGTAAGCGGTACCGTTGTTAACACCAGTGACGGTGGTCGAAACATCCTGACCGAACACTGCAGCGGCGTTGTTGCTACGGATGC